GAAGATATTGAACCTCCAGATCACCCTTAGATATATCACTATGCTTTGCATCAACATAGTTCATTGGTTGTTTCTGGGGAAGAAATTTCCTAGAGTCATTCTTTCGAAGTATACTTCCAAATGAAGGAAAACGAGGAGTTATGCCACGAATCAGAAGCCTCCTTACAGCATTAGGGAGTTTCCGTACGTTAACCTTACCACTCTTGATCATCTTGGCCATTGAATCAACTTCACTAGAAATATTTGGATTGGCTTTTCTTATTGCTGCTAAGTAGTTGCGATAGATCAAACGTATGATGCTATAAGCCTCAGGATTACCTCCTGAGAGGTAAGCCAAAGAGATCAAACAACACATGAATTTTGCTGGACTCTCAGAAGCAGATAAAGAGGCGCCTACCTTGGACAATAAGTCCTCAGTAGTCCTAAATGAAAAAACACCAATTTCAACCCCATCAACAACAAGCATTACTGCTCTTGTTTTTAAGAATGAGGGTGACTGATCAAAGTTAGTAATTAAATAAAAATTACCAACTTTCTCCACTTCAACTCTACCCAATGGTGAAACAAAATTTTGACCATCTTGATCCTTAACGATTTTCTCCTTAAGGATCCACTTACACTGATCATCCAGCCATAGCTCAAACTCATCAGCACCTATATAATCCCAAACTACTGCTGGAATTCCTTCCGTACGATCGTCACCATAAATTAAAGCTCTCAAAAGAACCATTGCTGTAAGATAACAATCAAAAGCAATTTCATCTTCCCCATTAAGAATAAGCTCCTCAACCTTTTCCATCATAAATTGATATCTCAAAAATATCTGAATCAATGAATCACCAATTGAAGTAAAAAGAGAGCCAGAAGACATACGTCCAATAAGAAAATACGTCAATTCCAACATAGGAAAATAAGCAAACTTAAAAGCTTGATTGTTGGAAGAAACTGATATCAAATAATTCATCAATTTCTCCACAACATCATCACTAGGAGTTTTATATAACATCCTAGATGATGCAGAAGCAAGCAACAATTGAAGGTATGTTATGAGTGCATCATACTTAGAAAAGTCAATAGCAACATACATTCTTTCTCTCAAATGAGGCCTATAGAGATAAATTTCTTCGACTAATCGATATAACTTACCAGGTATAAACCCCTTTCTAAATTCAAGAGACATCATCGCATTCACAAAACTACCATTTAACTGGTCAACACCAATCATTGTAGACTGAGTCATATGTCCTCCCTTCATATCAAGGATTGGTTCCATAACAATCCTATCAAGTAAAACACGAAGGGCACAATCAGACCAGAAAACCCTAATCTTGTTTATATACTTACACAAGATTTGATCAATCCTATCCACATCTCTATCCATGTACTCCATATCTAAAAATGAACACAAATTATCCATTTCCGTCTTCAATTGTATAACCAATCTAGCAGCACCTAAAGATCCATCAGCAGGGGTTGAATCATTTCCAAACGCGTTCTCTGCCATAGTAATAAAATTTAGAATGGAAGTAACGGTCTGTACCCGAACTGTATGTTTAGAAGGATGTAAAGAGATGTCGGGTTCAATTCCAAATATCTCTTCAGGGAAAGTAGCTTTGAGCTTCTGCAGCTCTGCAGTAGGCTGGGAAAGTTCATTATAACCTGCGCTTTGGTGAGAACCAAATTCCTGATCATAGAGCTGTTCAGGAGTAGGCTTGACAAATTCAACTTGAGATATATTATACATCTCAAACAACTTTGAATAATAAGAAGCTATAGCATGAATATATTTTGAAGCATGACCAGCATTACGATGATCACACATAGATATTTTAGATACAGCCTCCATAACACCCTGTTGCATATGGTATTTCGCATAACAACAACTGGCGTATTTCTAATATTACCTAAGACCAAATGAGCCATAGAAACTCCTGTTTGCTCTCGCATCATATGATTAACTATCCCAACTGATTTTACAATTCCTGGATCTAAGTAAGAAATTTTAGAAGGTCGATACTTACAAGATGGAATAATGGGATCAAATCCAACCCTAAATTGCACTTTATATGCAGATTTAGGATCGAATTGTGCACGCCTAGAGAATACATCCAATTTCTCAGAAAATCTCCGGGTCCATACATTTGCTAGCTTTGCATACTTAACTTGTCGATTCCTACGAATACGTTTTTTCCCAGATTTAATATCTTTTTGAACATCATTTGGTATCATTGCTTTCGCAATAACAACATTCTCTGAAACAAATTTTAAATAATCTGGGTTATTACCAACGTAAATAATGGGATCTCTCCCATTATTTCGATTAAGTGTATACCTATAGCAGCCATCCCCAATAGGTTCTATCCATGTTATTTCCCTTATAGTTTTTAATCCAATAGGATCTTCAATTCCTTCCATTTTTAATATGTTAATTATTTTAGTAAA